TAAAGAGTACAAAAGTACAAGCGGAAGATTGGGAAAAATTAAAGCTCGACCCGATGAATGAGTTCGCGCCCTTTATCGTGTTCGATAAATCGGAGCGCTGCCATCGCTGGGGCAATCATCATACCTGCGATGGCGTCATTATGATCGGCCAACAGTTTCACGTCTATTGCGATTGCGAATGCCATAAACAGGAGGACGCATAAAAATGCCAGCTCAAGAAAACGCGATAGGAATACCGATCGAATACGGCGTGCTCAATAGCGACGGCAGCGTGCGGGACATATCGAGCGCGACGACCAAAAAACTGCTGTTCAAAAAACCGAACGGCGTGCGTTTGGAAAAACCGGCCAACTTTTCCAATCCGCCGGGAAACGACGGCAAGCTAGTGGTCACGACCATCGACGGCGATCTTATGCCATACGGCGTATTCGAGGTCCAGGCCGAGTTAAGCTTCCCGACCTCTGACCTGCGCACGGAAATAGCCAAGTTTCCGGTATTACGCAATTTGTAGGGGCGTAATGGATAATTTATTGGAGGGGGAATTTTATATGCGTCCTTTGCTCACACCCGAGGGGCATCTGGCGCTCGGTTATCTGCTCGGCGCGTGGCTTGCCTTTCGCGACTCGCACAATATCGACGACCCGGCTATCGATTATTCAAGTAAATTGCTTTTTGAGGCGCTCACCAAATACGAATCGCTCATGATGCCAAAAGAGACCGAATAAATTTTCAATTCTCAATTATCCATTATCCATTGATGTACGCCAGCGTTTCGATACATGAAGCGGCGGGGCGTCGCCGACCATGCGATCCTCGATAAGATCGATCATGACGTCGATCTTGCTCATACGTCCTGTAATGGCGTCGTAACTCTCGCCTTGGCCCTCATATATCCACAAGCGGAAAAAACGCCGAAGCGATTGCAGACACTCCAATACCCGGGTCAGTTTGTTATTCAACGATTCGACCTTGGCCACAAGCTCTGCATTTCGCCGCCGCAGTGCAAATACCTCCAAGGTGAGCGCATCCGGTACGCCGCCCTCGTCGCCCGAGTACGCGGGAAAGTTATTGACCGGACTTGCGGGCGTATTTGGTTTGGGCGGTGCCACGGTCGGGGGAGTAGCGCAATCCCCGTGCCGTAAAGTTTTACTTGACGGGTTACTTATGGTCGAATTTGGGTCGGAAAGTTTACATAATATATCGTTTCGGAGTAACATATCTTGTTGAATTTGTTGATGTTTTTCATCTTTTGGCCGTTCTTGTCCGCTAACGCTTCTTAGTTTTGCCCGACGCACCATGACTTGCCTTTCGCTTACCGATAGGGCGAGAAGTAGTTTCTTGAGTTGGGATATTCTTGGCCCTTTTGTCATTCTCAATCTCCTTCAGTAACCGTTGACGCTCGCTCTGATCCATCGTTTTAAGGTTCGCACTGATCGAGTTTTGGTAAAGCTGTAAAGCCGCCGCGCGGCCCGACTCGGCTATCCCGCCCTCGTTGAAAATCTGGTCAATCGAATTGCCGCTCTTCCAAATCCTATAGAGCAGGGAAGCGGGCGGATCGACATCGCCCAGCTCATAGGAAGCGATGACGCGGCCCGACGCGCCGCACGCGAACATCTCGCCGAACTCGCCTTGCGTAATTTTTTTCTGGCCGATGGCAATAGCCAATTTTTTACGAAAGTTCGCGAGCTTGGCACCTATCTCGCGGATCGACGCTGGCTCCTTTTTTACTGCTACAGACATTTTTTACTTGACCTGTAATTTATTTCCGGTAAAGTAACGTTTCACTCAATCAACTCAGTCAATCAATCGACAAGGAGTTTAAGCACATGACCGTGAAAGACGTCAAGCGCAAGCTGCGCGAAAAGGGGCTGCGCCAGATTGACCTGGCTAAGAAGTGGCGGCTCAGGCCGTCGACGGTTCACAAGTTTTTAAATCAGGAATTTACCAGCCGGCGCTTAGAGAAGCGGCTCGCGACCGAGCTCGGCTTAACCGTGGCAGAACTACGCAACGAAGAAGGGAAGGCGGCATGATTGACGAAATCCTGGATCAGCTAATGGCTATCGCGATCGTGCTCGTATTCGTCGCTCTGATCGGCTTCGCCGGTTGGATGACGAGCGCGGACGACAAAGCCGCCGAGTACATAGGGGCGGTCGTGAGATGAAGATCACGCACGCGGAGTTTTTACGGTCTTTGGTCAATGCGCGACGCACCGGGCCAAAGTTCAAGAATTTGAAATTTGAAAAATGGCTCTGGGAGAGCTTCGCCTTCAGCAATGACGGCGCGCACTACATCCCGCAAGAACAACGCAAGGCGCCGAACGGGTGGAACTCATGGACGATCTCGACGACATGATCGACTACACGCTCGATCAACTGGACAAGGAATCGCCCTGCCTAGACAGGCCCGCCGCCGGAGCTGGTCGGCGGCGGGCTCCCACCATCATGGAGTTAAACGGAGTGCGAAAGAAAAGGCAAAAAGCGCGAGGGGCTGAAGCGCGAACTTCAACCCCTCTTAATATCAACCCGGCCCGTGTGAGGCGAGCTAGATAAACGCAAATCAAGTTTGCCAAAAACGGGCCTCCAACGTCAAGAGGGAGGTCCGAATGAAAAGGTTTGTTTTTCTGATGGTATTTCTTATCTACGCACCGGATGTCTGGGCGCAGGGGAACGATTTCAATCTTCCCCCTCCGATATTCATAATCCCGCAGCAGTTCTCGGTGCCTGGGCTGACGGGGTTGATGCTGCCTCAGGTCATAAACAATGAAAAGAAAAGTGCAGCGGAAGTTGCTGCGAACGATTATGACCGAGCGGCGGCGGGGGCCGACAATGCCGCTGGTTATTGGTGCAGCCCGTCGGCAGACTTCTTTTCGTTCCCAAGTTTTCTCGTTTGCGGCTATATGGCGCATGTCGCAGCGAGTAGTAGGGTCTATGCGCAAGCCAACAGACTCATTCAAAGAGATCCCATTGATCCGCGCTATGGCGATCCGGCTTATCCAGTATATCTGGAGGCTTCTCAGTTGGGCTTATGGTACATGCCAGAGAGCGATCCTACGGCGCCATACTCTAACTGGCTGGTCAGCAACACCATATCGTTTTACGCATGGGCCGACATGGTTCGCATTACGGCTGATCGTGCGGCTACCTGCTTATTGCTCGAATCTGGTAACAATAGGATTCATTGCTCCGAGTGGCAGCTAGAGCGGCTTTGGTGGGGTATGCAAAATATGATCGACCTCGAACATGAAATGGGAAATCGGATATTGCCGGGGATACGCAATGATTTGTGGAGTCTGGGATTTAATTGGGAGGGTGATCTGGTGAACTCTATTTCGTGGGACGCTATCGAACTAGCGCGGATACTGGCTGCCTGGTGACAAGGGGGAGATGACTATGACTATCAATGAAATGATTTCAATAGCGATTCTGACGGCGGGCTTTATTTTCGGTGGCGTACTCTATGTCTGGTGGCATAGCAGGAAGGACAAATAACATGGAAGCACATATGTTTATGACGTTTGCGATTTTGTTTTTGATCGTAGTCTTTTATCTACTGCCTTGCGTCATCGCATCGACTCGCAAGACTGGCCATCAAGGTGCGATCTTTTTTATCAACATGCTTTTCGGCTGGACGATTTTAGGCTGGGTCGCCGCGCTGATTTGGGCCGTGGTGGAAAAACCGGAGTTGATCGAAAGCAAATAACCGGGCACGGCAGGGTTCGGCGAGGGCGAGGCGTTGGCGCGGTACGGTTTGGCGCGGTTTGGTAAGGCGGGGCACGGCAAGGCGCGGCAAGGGCGCCAATGGCGCAGCAAACAAGAAAGGCAGCAAAAGCAAAAATGAAAACATTTCAAATAAATATCACCGGCACGATGCCGCTGTTGATGCACGCGGACAATATTGACTGGTCGGATCAAATGGACGCGTGGAAAAATGAGCCAGCCAATAAACCAAAATCAAAAGCGGGCGATGATCGCACGCCTCCGTGGCGTTGGATCGGTTGCCTCAATACTGATGGAAATATTGTGATCATCCCGTCGGAGTATTTCATGCGCTGTTTGATGGAAGGCGGCGCGATGGTCATGACCGGCAAAGGCAAAGGCACTTATAAATCGCTCAGTCAAAGCGGGCTAGTCTGTCAAGATTTTCACTGGCCGCTCAAAGTCGAAGGTACAACGATTTCGATTAAAGAGATTAACAAAATGCGCGAGCTTGAATCTTTCGCCGAACATCATACGCGCGTGCGCGATCTGCATTTTTCCCTATTCGTCAAGCGAGCAAAGATCGGAACATCAAAGCATATCAGAGTCAGGCCACGATTCGATAATTGGACCTCGGAAGGCAGGATCATTGCGACTAACGATGAAATCAACTTGAAAGTACTGCAATCGATTTTTGACATGGCGGGGCGATTCAAAGGTCTCGGCGATTGGCGGCCCGGTTGTAAGACGCCGGGGCCGTTCGGGACATTTACAGCGGAGATTAAGGAAATAAAGAGTTGAGGTGAGGCAAGGCGGGGGTCCGGTATGGTCCGGCAAGGCGCGGTATGGCGTGCCATGGTCAGGTCCGGCAGGCTACGGCGTGGTCAGGTCCGGCAAGGCAAGGGCGCCAATGGCGCACAATCAAAATTCGATGTGGTGCGGCGCGGCGTGGTTGGGTCGGGCAAGGTGCGGCTGTGCGGGGTTTGGCATGGCCGGGTGAGGTAAGGTTGGGTGAGGCGAGGCAAGGTAGGGCATTGTAAGGCGAGGCGCGGCAAGGCAAGGGCGCCAATGGCGCTGAAAGGAGTCTGTTAATGGGAATACGAATTTATAAAAGAGGGCTACCGTATGGGCCCGAGCTGCGGCGGCTCGATGAGGCTTTTCCATTACCTCAGGAAGGCGAAGTGTTGCGATACGAGCAGATCGAAGAAGTTTTACACCACGGACGCACGGAAAGCAGATTTAAGACGGTGCTCTATTCTTGGCGCCGTTCGCTCTGGAGATCGCGCAATATCGACACCGAAGCGTTGGCGGGCATCGGTATCAAAATACTTGAGCCGGCGGATAGGGCAGCACTCCGCGAAAAAGGAATCTTGCGGAAATCGCGGCAAGTAAGATTAGAGCGCCAAAGATATGCCTCAACGCCTCGCGAACGGCTGAACGCTGAAGGCCAGCAGCGATACGATCACGTCATGTTACTCACTGGACGAATACAGGCAGCTATTGATGACGTTAAAAAGCAATTACCCGCAGATATTGCGCCGGTGAAATCTTTGCCTAAACCGAAGCTCATAAAAAATGGATGAGGCTAGGTAGGGTCTGGCGGGGCGAGGTGAGGTTTGGTGCGGTCGGGCCTGGCATGGCAAGGCACGGTCGGGTACGGCATGGTCCGGTCGGGTACGGCATGGCAAGGCAAGGCTGGGTTGGGCAAGGCAAGGGCGCCAATGGCGCTAAAGTAAAAAATGAAACTCACCGCCAACGTACGCACGGTCATGGTCAAGCAGTTTATAAACGGCGCGACGATCGCCGAGCTCGCCCGCACCTGGCCCTTTCAGCCGACGGCGATCGAATCGGTCCTGCGCAAGCGGCTCAAGTTTCACGAGAACAACGGGCAGGTTTTTGACGCCGAGTTGCCACTGAACAACGGGGGTGCGCCGAAATGAGCAGGCGGCGAAATTTGAGCACGGATATCTCGGTCGACAAGAAATTGAAAAGATTGTCCGATTTTGCCGCACTGCTTTATACCTGGATGATTCCGCACGCCGATGATGACTGCCGGTTGGTCGCTAAGGACGCCGAGGAGATCAATCTGCTGGTCGTGCCGAATCGGCGCAAGACCGACGCCGAAGTGACGGCCGCGCTCGATGAGTTATTCACAGCCGAGCTGATCGGCCAGGACGAGATAGGTCATTATTTCCTGCCGTCGGCCAATTTTTATAAATATCAGAGCAAGATTCCGCTTGAGCGGCGCGTACTTACGCCGAAACCGGGGCGGGCACAACTGGCCTTGCCGCTGCCGATATCCACAGGTTCGCGCCCTTCCGCGCCCTTTTGGGCGCCAAAGGGCGCCTCTTCTTCTTCTTCTTTATCTTTATATCTTAAGAGCCCGTCAAAAAGCGCCGGGGCTGTTGATAACTCAACGAGCAAGAAAGCCACGGAGGGGAATCCATACGAGCCATTATTGAGATTGGCGGCAGAGATAGCCGGCAAAGACCATATCGACAACCGCAATGAGACGGCAAAAAAACTGGTTCAGTGGACCGTCAGCATGTTGACGGCGCTAAGAGGCGAACCGCAGGACCGGGTCTTGGCCGTCACCAGGTCATCGCTGGAAATCGTTCGGGCCAAGATCGATGCGGGCTATGAGATAAAATCGCTTTGGGGGCTGTTGACGGTTATCTTCGAGAAAGAGCGAACCAAGTATATTCAGGGGCCGGAAAACCGGGCATATAAAAACGCGCCGCTCGGCCAATTTGGTCAAATACTGCAAAAGATCGCGGCGAATGGAATCGCAATGGAGGGCGGACCGTGATGGAACGGCGCATCATCCGGATCGGCCATAAAACGATCGTCGGCGTGGTATGTCCGGATTGCGTGCTGCGAACGATAATCTATCCCGAGGCGGCGTTGCTCGCTCATAAACAATCGCACCATCAGCCGCCCGTCTATCATCGCAAGGCGGGCAACACGCACGGCCGGCCGCCGGGGATACATACCCCTGTAATGGGCGCGATGCGGATATTTCGCGAGGGGATCAAGACGCGATGAGCAGAACAAATGCCTGGACCGAAGCCGAACTCGCCACCTATCTTGCGCGCTTCAATCGTCCTGCCGTTCCCGCTGCCAACGTGGAACCGAATCCTGGCGATGGACCTGCGCCAGCGGATGCGGCTGAAAAGGTTTATCAGAGATTTAATATCGTCGTCCATCATCGAAGCCGGCGGCTCGCAGACGCCACCGGGCGCGCGCATAAATTTGCCGTGGACGGCCTCGTTAGAGGCGGATTATTACCGGATGATTCGCCCGTCTATCTCGCGGAAATCAGGGAAACGTTCGAGCAAAGGCGGAACGAAGAAACGGTGATAGAACTTTGGCAGATCGAGTGATGCCATTTTACGATTGGTTAAAAATAGTCGCCATAGCGGTGGTGCTGTTCGCGGGGTTTACCTTGGCCGTTGGCGGTCTAGTGATGGTGTTGATGCAAATATGGTCATGGCGGTGAATGAGAACTCATGGCAACTGCTGCTGGTCGCTATGTTTCTGGTGCTGATGCTGCTGACTCCCGTCGTTCTCACATGGTTGGGCTATGACTGACAAAACGATCCTGATCTTCATTACGGCAATGATGGCTTTGTTCTGGCTAGTGGTAATTGGCTGGCTCCTACGACTGGACGGCGGGCTTCTAGCGTCGTCTTTCGCATGGATAAAACGATTCATATTGAATCCCTGCGATTGCTAAAATGATTGCCGCCGCTTTCATCGTTCAAGCAATTCTCTTGGTCAAAGCGACATGGTTGTACCGCGAGGCAATCAATCCTGACGCGATTAGTTACCTGCGGATCGCCGGCTACTACATGCACTGGCAACCAGACCTGATGGTGTCGGGTGTTTGGGGCCCGCTGCTCAGTTGGCTGATGATCCCCTGGCTCCTGGTGTTCGATGATACGCTGCTCGCTGCGCACGGCGCCATGGCTTGCTCCGCGGTGGTGTTTCTGTTTGGCACTTATAAGCTCCTGCGGGCAATGAAGATCCCCGACTCTGCGGTTATTATCGGCACGTGGATAACGGCTTTTTTGAGTGCAGCGTGGACCACGATTGTGATCAGCCCTGATTTGCTCATGAGTGGCATCTTTTGTTGGGGAGTAAGCCGCCTATTTGCAAGCATGACGCCCCTGGGTGGGCTCCGTACTGGCATGATTTTCGGCGCGGCTTACCTGGCAAAGCCTGTCGCGCTGCCGGTGTCCGTGATGGTGATCGTGGCGCTGGCGGTGATTACAGAAAGGCAAAGCGATGCTTAAACCGACAGAGGAACAGAGGCCGACGAGAAACTAAGAAAATGATTAAACTGTGTTGGCAGTGCGGCAAAAAACTCGCTGTCCCAAAAGATGTCAATCGTCCCACTTACTCTACGATTTGGTTCAACGACTCCCCGATTAATGTCCATAAAACTTGTCGCGCCGATGCGGAGAACTTGTTGTTTAAGGATCAAGTTACGTTTCAAGGCGAAGTTCCCGAGAAACTGCGCGAGGTGAAGCGATGATGGAATTGGAACAAAAACGGTTATTGCACAAACAAGCCGGGTACGACCCGCAACGGTGCGCCTGTGTGTTTGATACTGGCGTGGGTGATAGCGACCCGATTACTGAGTGTAATTATCATAGAGAACTCCGCGCCGAGAATAGCCGGCTCAAGGCCGAGTTAAAGCGAGTATGGGAAGAAAAAGTCGATATCCAAAGCCAAGTCGAAGCGCGAATTTTAGAAGCACAGCGGGAGCGTGACGCTGAGTTTGGCAAGGGGTTATATAGGGCAATTGAGATTCTTGATTGTCTAAGACCGTATCAATGGGTTTTAACGGCAAAAGCGGCTATCCGAGTCGAAATAGACAAGGCCAAGGCGGGCAAATGAAGATATTGCGCCCAAAAGGAAAGGAATCAAATCACGATGAGTTTAGCAATTTGGGGCGACGAAACAGGGGATAATATTTTGATTGGCGATGAGGATTGTAAAGAGGGCGACCCGGTCATTGTGATTCCGATAACGCACGACAATGTAATTGCGTGGATCAGGGCTTTAACTATTATTCTCGATGATGGCGAAATACAAGATTTACCCGGTGAAATGGGCAAGTGTATCAATGTGGCGTAAGCCGTTTCAGGTTGCTCTCGGTGTTCTACTGGTGGCAGGGCCATGGATTGGCCTTCTCTCCTACCATTACGGTCGCCCCACATTCTCCACGATCGGGCCAATACAGCACGCGATCATGGGGCCGCCCGACATGCCTCGCGATCACCCCGACCACTTCCATTTCTTCAAGCCCGAGCCCGGGCGGATCACGGTAGCCGAAGACCCGACGAATTTGCCGTACAACTATTGGTCTCCGTTCGAGAGCGTGGCGTATGCTCGTCACCAGGCGACTCTCGTCTATCACAATGCACTATTGGCGGTGAAGTTTTTGCAGTCCTTCGACTGGCTTGGCTTAGGACTTTTTTCTGCCATTTGCGGGATGTTGGGGTTATGTACACGGAGCAGTACGCATTGATATTTCTTATAGCGGTATTCATTGGCGTGGTGGTGCTCGCACTACTTGGGATTGGCACCGATGATTGACTTCTTTCGGTTAGCGCTCGGCCTGGCATTTATGAGCGGGTTTCTTGGCGGGGAGATGGTTTGCATGTTATCGGACGGGGAATTTTACATGGCTGGCTGGGCGTGCATCTGCGGGATCGTGATGATTGCTATGTCGAGGATGATCGCGGGGAAAATCGGATTTGACTATCGGTGTTGATTAACTCATCATCGGACTCCGCACAAAGGAAAATCAGATGGGCTGGTTTGAGTGGGATAAATTATACACGCAACTCGATGACATAACGGATGCCTTATCGCAACAATTGGATCGTATCGAAAATAAAATCACAAGAATGATGGAGGCAAATATGGCTCAAGCGGAACAAATCAACGCGAGTCTCGACGATTTAAATGCAAAGACGGATGAAGCTGCCGCGCGACTCAAAGAAATAGTCAACGGAATTCATGCGGGGATGACGCAGGAAGAGGTCGACGCGATCACTGCGCGCATCGATGCCGAATCGCAGAAACTCTCAGGCTGGGGCGTTGACCCAACAAATCCAATACCGTAAAGGAAACTGATCATGGCAAAATCCGATAAAGAATCGATTCGAACAAAACAAGCGGAACATTTCAAGGAAATCCTGGCCAGCGCCCAGGAGATAATCGACGATCCGGAATCAACGCCGGAAGAAGTAAACGACGCGGAACAGACGGCAAGAGCGATGCGCGATGGATTGGAAAGACTTAAAACCAAATACAAGGTTGTGCCAGCTGGTGAGGAAGAAGCGGCAGGCACTGAACCGCCTGCTACCACATAAACAAAAGGCCCCGGTCACCACGTACCCATCGCAGTTATGGCGGTGTGCCGGGGCCAAGCGCCTAATGGTGATATTACCATGAACCCTTGTTAGCGAACTAGGGGTTTCCCCATGCCGCAATCAGTCAAACCCTTACCTTCTCGGATACCAAAGACAGAAAGACCAAGCACTAAGATCAACTATGGGTATAGGCATAGGCAGTGGAGAAGGTACGTACTGATACGGCATCCGATCTGCCAATCCTGCCATCAAGCGCGCAGCGTTGACCTCGATCATATTATACCAATCAGCAAAGGCGGCGCACCATTCGATATCAACAACGTGCAAGGGCTTTGCCGTAGTTGTCATTCAGCTAAGACGTGGAAGGAGCAGCATCCATGACGATCTCTTTAGTAGGTATATTAATCACGCTGATCATCATTGGCGCCATCCTCTACATCATCCAGCTACTGCCGATCGACGCCACCATCAAAAGAATATGTTATGTGGTCGTTGTGTTATTTGTCTTGTTGTGGTTGTTGCAGATGCTAGGCGCCATCGGCCCTGTGATCAGGGTAGGGGAGGGGGGTCAAAATCTTCAAAATTCTGCCCTTTGTTGAGCGCACCGTGCCCAAATTCACACAGTCCGAGGTTTTGCCATAGGGGGATTATTTGAAAATGGGTAAACGTGGGCCGGCAAGATTACCAAACAACGTCGTAAAGCTACGAGGAAAACCCGGTCATACACGTCCAATCAACAAAGAGGAGCCAAAATTTGATGGAGAACCGTTACCGAGCGAAAAAGTTTTAGCAGATCCAGATGCCTTGAAAATGTGGAAAGAGAAATCACCAGAATTAATTGAATTAGGTTTGCTCACATTTCAAGACTCTACAGCTTTCTCAACTTACTGTTTGCTCTGCGCGATTCGGGATCGACTCTGGCAAAAAATTCACGACGCAGGTGAAGAGCTCGCGATTGCTAAAGGCTACATGAAAGCATTTCTTGCTACCGATGTAAGATGCGACCGATGGAGTGCTAAGTTCGGATTGTCGCCTTCGGATCGCGCTGGAATTAAAGCAACACCAAAAGAAAAACCAGCGGGCGCTAAAAGATTTCTAGCGTGATTCCATTTTGGAAAAACAAAAACGGCAGTGTGAAGAATGCCGCCAATTGGAAGCGGCATGGCGCGCATTTCGATCAAACCAAGGCCGATCGCGCCGTCGATTTTATCGAGACATGTTGTCGCCACGTCAAAGGCGAGCTCGCTGGGCAATTATTTAAAATCGAGGGCTGGCAGCGCGAGATCGTGCGCGGGATCTTTGGCTGGATACGCCCCAACGGCACGAGGCTCTATCGCGAGGTTTTGATCGAGGTCCCGCGCAAAAACGGCAAATCATCGCTCGGCGCGGCGCTGGGGCTCTATTTGTTATTCGCCGACGGCGAGCCGGGCGCGGAGATCTATTCGGCCGCGGCCGATACCGACCAGGCGGCGGTCGTGTTCGACGTGGCCAAGGGAATGGTCGAGCAAGATCCGGATTTGGATTCGGTCTCCGAATCGTTTCGCCGCTCGATCGTCTACAAATCCAACGCATATCACGTCCTATCCGCTGACGCGCCGACCAAGCATGGCAAAAACTCCCACGCCATTTTATTCGACGAGCTTCACGCCCAGCTCAATCGCTTACTTTATGACGTGCTCAAAACTTCTACCGGATCGCGGCGCCAACCGCTGCATATCAATTTCACGACAGCTGGTTATGATCGTCACTCGATCTGCTGGGAAGTTCACGAATACGCGATGAAAGTGATCGACGGCACCGTCAACGACCCGGCTTTTTTGCCAATCATTTTTTCTGCAGGCGACACGGACGATTGGACGAGCCCAAAGATTTGGAAGAAGGCGAACCCGAATTTAGGTGTATCGATCAAAGAAGATTATATCGCCGCCGAATGCGAAAAGGCGAAGGTCACGCCGGCTTACGAGAATACTTTCAAACGACTTCACCTGAATATGTGGACGCAGCAGGACGTTCGGTGGCTGCAAATGACCGAGTGGGACGCCTGCGCCGTGCCGCCGGTCAATTACGATGCGCTCCGCGGCCGGCGCTGTTTCGGCGGGCTCGATCTCGCGTCGACGACCGATATTGCAGCCTTGGCGCTGATTTTTCCGCCGATGATGGGCGAAGAGTTATTCACCGTTATGCCGTTTTTCTGGATACCTGAGGAGTCGATGCACGACCGCGTCAGGCGAGACCGCGTGCCTTACGATGTTTGGCAACGCGAGGGATTTGTCGAGACGACGCCGGGCAATTCTATCGATTATCGATGGATCATGCTCCGCCTCGGCCGCTGTCGCGTCGATTTCGACTTCAAGGCGCTGGCGTTTGACCGATGGGGATCGACGCAGATCACGACGACGTTATGCGACGAGTACGGATTTACATCGGATGAAAAAGAGGCGGCCAACTTTCACAAGCCCATGCTATGGCAATTCGGCCAGGGGTTTTCGTCGATGACCGGGCCGACAAAAGAGTTGTTGAATTATATTTTGGCGCGTAAGATCACCCACGGCGGCAACCCGGTCCTTCGTTGGATGGCCAACAACGTCGTCGTCAAACAAGATCCGGCGGGAAATATAAAACCGGACAAGGGCAAGAGCATTGAAAAGATCGACGGCATCGTCGCCACGATCATGGCCCTCGAACTCGCCATCCGTCACGGCAACGAGAAGGGCAGCATATACGGCGAGCGGGAAATGCGGTTTCTATGACGCCAATAAGGAAAAAATTTGATCCATTGATTGAGCGACAACGGCAAATTGAAGCGGTGGCTATTAAAAAAAAACGAGCCGGTAAAATTTTGAGTCCAAGAGAACAGCGGGCACTGGACGAAAGAGAAAAGCGAAGAAGTCTATGAAATTTCTCACATGGTTTAAGCGCACTTTGCGCAATATCGGCATCAACACGCCCGGGTTCACCGAATATTTCGCCTTTGGCGGCGGCACGACGACGGCCGCGGGCGTACGAGTCACCGAGGGCAATGCCCTGCTGATCTCCACGGTTTATCAATGCGTCAGAGTTATCGCCGACACGGTCGCCTCGCTTCCCGTTTTTCTCTATCAGCGCACGCCGGCGGGCAAGAAACGGGCGCTGGATCACGACGTTTATCGGGTTTTACACGACCAACCTAACCCGTTTATGTCGCCGTTTGAGTTTAAACAGACACTTCAGGGCCATCTCTGCCTATGGGGCAACGCCTATGCCGAGATCGAGCGCGACGGCGCCGGCCGGGTGCAAAATCTGTGGCCCTTGCGGCCCGATCGCATGCGATTACAGGTATTTCAGGAGCGGATTTTTTACTATTACATCACGCCGGACGGCGGCGAGCGCCAATTGACCGACGTGATGCACTTGCGCGGCTTGTCGTCCGACGGGCTCATAGGTTACTCGCCGATCGCCCTCGCGCGCGAGACTTTGGGCCTGCAAAAGGCGTCCGAGGAGTACCGCGCGCGGTTTTTTTCCAACGATGCGCGCCCCGGCGGCGTTTTGATGCACCCCGGTGTCCTTGGCGATCAGGCTTTTCAGCAATTGCGCAAACGCTGGGACGAGAGCCACCAGGGGCTATCCAATCGCTCGCGCGTGGCGATTTTAGAGGAGGGGATGAAGTGGCAAGACGTAGGCATCCCTCCCGACGACGCGCAGTTTATCCAGGGCCAGGAGTTCGGAAAATCGGATATCGCCGCGCTTTATCGCGTGCCGAGCTATAAAATTGGCCTTTTGAAGCCGGGAACGATGAGTTATGCCAGCGTCGAGCAGCAGGCGATCGACTTCGTGGTCGATTGCATCCGGCCGTGGCTGGTGTGCTGGGAGCAGCGCGCAACGCTCGCTCTTTTGACGCAAGCGGAGCGCAAGAATTTGTATGCCGAGTTTTTAGTCGACGCTTTACTGCGCGGTGATAGCGACTCGCGGGCGAAATTCTACCAGGCGTTGTTTAACATGGGCGCGATAACGATCAACGAGATCCGTGGGCTGGAAAATATGAACGGCATCGGCCCAGACGGCGACCGGCATTATCTGCAACAGAATCTCGCGCCGATCGATCTGCTTGACGAGATTTTAAGGGGCAAGATCGCGCCGCCTGAACCGGCGAATTTGCCCGTGCCGGCCAAGCCCAATGGCGCATTGAACGGAGCGGCGCATTGAAAGGAACGGAATCAATGGAATTAAACGAAAAAATAGCACGATTGATTTTTGAACGCTTGAATATGGGCGATTGGGAACAGACAAACCCTGAATTAAAAAAAAGATATTTAACTTTGTCTGATGAAGTTATTCTAGAAGCAAAAAAAATGAATGACACCCCATGACGCCGCCAAGATTCTCGCCGATGCCATGAACCAGATCGAAGCAGCCGGATATCTTTTATACCCGCACCCGCGCCCGATCGGAATATCGATCCGCGTGCTGCGCGAAGGTCGCAAGCTCGCATTTCATCCCGATGATACGCGGGTGGTTGCTACCTGCTGGGATGAAGGCGACGGCCATGGATGGCAGGCGAAATAATGGAGAATGGAAAATTGAGAATGGAAAATGTCCGGATAATTTTCAATTCTCAATTATCCATTATCAATTTATTATGAGCGACCGTTGCGTATTCGTGCCTTATCCGAGTGATTTTAATACCTATGGTTGGGCCGATGTCGTCATACCGCAGGAAGCGAAGTCATTGGAAGTTTGTCGAGCCGCGCGTCGATTTGTGCGATTACCCGGTCCGCATAAAGTATTTTTGCAAAGTAGAAACGATCAGCGATTTGAAATCTTCAAGCGATATTTAGAGAAACAATATCATTTTAAAGAAGATCACCGTCATGGATATAGCGTAAGAACGCAGGATAACAAATGAGCAAGTGGACGAAATGAGCGATAAGAAATCCTATCGCATAGACGAGGTCGCCAAAGAGTTTGACGTATCGTCGCGCACGGTCGAGCGGTGGATCGCGTCGGGCGAGCTCGATGCGGTCAGGATCGGCCACACGCGCCGGATAATGAGCGAGACAATCGCCGAAGCCAAAAAAAAGAACGACAATTACCGACAATTACCGACAAAATAGCCGATTCATCTCTTAAAAATCCTTTTCTTTCCGTCATTTTTCCGTCATTTTTAGCACGTTAGCGCGGGTTTTTTAGCTGCCATTGAAGGGCGGGTTTCTGGTGCACCAGCCGGAAACTCGCCCTTTTTTTATGGAAATCGAACGCCGCTTTTTCAATGTTGCCGAGCTCAGAGCTTCGATGGAAGGCGAGCACAAGCCGTTTATCGAGGGCCACGCCGCCGTTTTTAATCAACCATCGCTCGAAATCTTCCCTTTTGCGCCTGGCTGGCGCGAGGTGATCCGGCCCGGCGCCTTCACCGCGGCGATCAAGACCGACGACGTGCGTGCGCTCATCAATCACAACGACGATCGGCTTATAGGCCGCGTTTCGAACCGAAGTTTGATGCTCGAAGAGGATGAGATCGGGCTAAAAGTGCGGATTTTTCCGCCCGATACCAGCGACGCGCGCGATTTATTGACCCTGATCCGCGGCAAATACATCTCGCAGATGTCCTTTGGTTTTCGCGTCGCCGAGGACGGCGAAGAGATCGACCGCGCCGGTAAGTTGCGCGCCATCAAGACGATTCAAAACCTCTACGACGTGTCACCGGTCACGCAACCCGCCTATCCGACGACGGATGTCGGCCTGCGTGGCCGGTTTGCCGCCGAAGATCCATTTGACCCCGAAAAATTAAAAGCCGAATCCCTCGACCGCGCCCAGATGCGCAAAGAAATTATCAACCGCGCTCAAAACTACTTGAGCCAAAGGAGAATCAATTATGTCGTTAGATATTAACGAACTCAGGCAGCAACTCGGCGCGGCGGTCAAGGAATTGCGCGATTTGCAGGACGATTGCGACAAGCGCGGCGGCGAGACGCCGGAGGACCGCGAAAAGTTCGACAAGATGGAAGCGGCTATCAACGGGCTGGAAAAGCGCATCAAGAACGAGGATTTTTTAGCAACGAAAGAGGCCGAGCTCGCCCGCAGTGTCAATAAAAACGGCAATGGCAACGGGACCGGCAACGGCGAGGGATCTTTCAACGGAAATGTGTCGTTTGACACGCTCCGCTATGGCACCGTGGCCAATCGCGCCATGTCCCGCCATGAATACGAAGAAGCCGTCTCGCTCTCGGTCCAGGGTTTTCTGCGCATGGGCAAGCCCGGCGCGGTCTTGGAACAGCGCCATATCAACGCCGCGGCGCAGCTCGGGATTCCTGACTTGCGGGTAAATCAGATCGATTTGCCGATCATCAAGCATTATCGAAGTTTCCAGCGAGAGTTTCGCGTCGGTCTGGACACGATCACGTCAACAGAAGGCAAAGAGACGATCCCTCAGGGGTTCGTGTACGCACTCGAGCAGGCGCTGCTCGCCTATGGCGGCGTCAGGCTAAACGCCACGGTTATCCGCACGGACGCGGGCAACGCGCTGCCGTATCCGACCATGAATGACACGACCAACAAAGGTGCGATTTTGGCGGAGGCAACTACCATCGGCGCATCGGTCGATCCGGCCTTCGCGCAGCTCGTCTTGAACGCTTTCAAATACAGCTCCAAGCCGATCTTGATGAGTTACGAGTTGACGCAGGACAGCGCCTTCGACCTCGGCGCCCTCGTCGGCGACTGGCTCGGAACAAGAATCGCGCGCATCCAGAACGACCATTTCACCACCGGCGCCGGGACTACGTTGCCCAAGGGGCTGACGGTCGCCGCAGTGGTCGGCAAAGCCGCAGCGTCCATGACGACCTTCACCTCGGATGAAGTCATCGACTTGATCCATAGCGTTGATCCGGCTTACCGGCAGGGCGCAAGTTTTATGTTTCACGACACGATTTTGGCGACGATTCGCAAACTAAAAGAATCGACAACTAACGCCTATATTTGGCAGCCGGGATTGCAAAGCGGCGTGCCGGATCGGCTGCTCGGCTATCGCTATACCATCAATCAGTCGATGTCGGCGACATTCACGACAGGGCAAAAGCTCATCCTTTTCGGCGACTTGAGCAAATATCTGATTCGCGACGTTTCGTCTATCCGCCTCGTGCGGCTCGAGGAAAGGTATGCCGATTTGGATCAGATCGCTTTTATCGCGTTTATGCGGTCGGACGGCAATCTTTTGGACGCCGGCACCCGGCCGGTGAAGTGGTTGGCTCTAGCATAATCAAGGACTTATGGGTGACTAACCCGTAACCCTAATTGGCGAACCCGTACAGCTAATTGAGGATTCATGGCAGAAGAAGACACCGTGACCGTTTCGACCGTGCAGGATTTTTTCAGCGAGGAATACGGCTGGATCGGCGCGCACAGGGAATATGAAGTACGCGCCGCGGTCGCCGAGATGTGGATCGCCGATGGCAGAGCGATGATGGCGGAAAAAAAAAGTCCGTAGGGGCGATTCATGAATCGCCCCTGATCGAAACGCCGGAAGACAATCTCGGCGGGCATGAAACCGCAACAGTAAAACGCCGGAAAAATGTTCGATCTTAACCGCAAGCCGATTCCGACATTTGTGTTAAAGACGCCGCCGGTCTTGGAACCGATCGGCCTCGACGAGGTCAAGGCGCACAGCCGGATCGATCTCGACAACGACGACCTGCTGATCCAAGACAAGATATTGGCGGTGCGCACGATGGTCGAGATGATCTACGACCTCGCCATGATCACGCAGACATGGACGATGTATTTGGACTGGTTTCCGGATTGTATCGAGATATTCAAGCGGCCGGTGCAGTCGGTGACAAGCATCAAATACCTCGATCCGGCGGGCGTATTACAGACCGTTGATCCGGCCCTTTACTGGGTCGATTTAAATGCACGGCCACCGCGCATCGTAAGGGGTCAATCCACTAATTGGCCATATGTTCAGCCTAGACCCTCGGCGGTGGCCGTGGAATTTGTCGCGGGATACGGCGACAAGCGCGAAAACGTCCCGCCGCATCTGATCAGCTATCTGCTGATCAAGACCGCGGACTATTACGAAAACAGGGAATCTTATATCGAGGCAAAAATCCAGGGGCTCGATTTTGTCGATCAGCTTATTTCGAACGAGAGGCTTTTTGCTTTATGAACGCCGGCCGAAATAGGGAAGTGGTCACGATCCAGAAGCGCACCCAGACGCAGGACGACTTTGGCGAGCCTATCGATGTCTGGACCGACTTTCAGACACTCCGCGCCGACGTGATCAAGCTATCGGGGCGCGAGTTGTTCGCGGCCAAGGCGGTCGGGGCCGATATCACGACGCGGGTAAATACGCGCTACTGCGCCGGGATCGAGGCCGATCAGCGCATCCTGTTTCGGGATGAGGTGCTCGATATCGAATCGGTGATACCGGATCGGTTGCGCACTACGTTAGAAATACTTTGCAAAGAGACCGCTTAATGGACTTCAAGGTCGAACTCAAAGGCTTGCAGGACTTGAATCGCAAACTCGAAGGACGCATCCGCCGACTTGAGCAGTCAGTCCTTAGAAAAGCCCTCATAGCCTTCGCACAACCCATCCAGGCGCACGGCGAGCGGCTGGCTAGGACAAACATATCGCCACGCATCAAAGTCGTGACCAATACCAAGCTGCGCGGTGCTGCGGGCACTGTAAAGATCGGCCCATCCACCGAAATATTCGACACCGACAGAAACGGGCGCTCGGTGACAATGGCTAATGTCGCCTACTGGTGGGAGTTCGGCTTCAAGCTGCTCGGGCCGCCGTACGCGTCGAAGAAGGGCGGGCCGGTGATCCAGCATTTCGGGGCCCGGCCATCGATGACCCCGGCCTTTGAATCCCAGAAGGGGCCGGCCTTGGATGCCTTCACACAGGTCATGCGTGAAAATTTAGAGCAGGAAGTATGACGCTGGAAGAAGTCATCGTCAATCAATTGCGCGGTTATCCACAGCTCACGGCGCTTGTGGATAACCGCATTTACCCGTCGACTTATCCACAGAACGCGACCCTTCCCGTGGTGATTTATCAACAGACCTCGCGCCTGCCCGAATACTCGCATGACGGTGCCTGCGGCGCCGAAGAATCGCGCTTTCAAATCTCATCGGTTGCGTCGAGCTATTCGGTTGCGCGTCAGACCGCGGATGCGATCCGTGGCGCATTAAAGCCGTGGGAAGATCATCCCGCGGTTCAGAGCGGAATCACGATCGGCGGCGTCTTCATGGAAGACGAGCTCCCGATCTACGCGCCCGCCGATGTCGAGAGCCAATCGACGCACCATATTCTAGGTGACTACCGTTTCTTATGGGGGAATTGATATGGCAGTCAGAGTTTTTAACGAAGTAACCGAGATCCGCAATCTGCAGAAGATCATGGCGCTGGCACCGACCGCCGACTCGATCGACGATATCTTCATCGCGCCCACTGTCACCACGGACGGCGTATCTTTCAAGGCGACGGGCCGCGAGATAGTCACGATACGCAACACTCATGCGTCGAGCGCCTGGACCTGGACGCTCAAAAGCGTTGCCGATTCGCTCAATAGGGTCGGCGATGTCGGGCCCTATTCACTGGCGGCGGGCGATGCATCGACGATCTTGATCAACGGCTCGGGTTTTACCGACGCCAATGGCAACGTCAATATCGTGATGAATGATCTATCGGTCAAGGTTGCCGTCAATCGAGCGCCGAGCCAGCTTTAAGGAGTAAACCATGTCAACTTACATGCTGGCCAAGGGCAGCAAGCTCTATAGAAAAAATCCGACATCATCGACTTACGAAGAGATCCCGCAATGCACCGTTTTAACCGGGCCGCAGATTCGGCAGGACTTTGACGAGATAACCAATCACTCATCGCCGGGCGGGTATAAAGAATACGCCGCGACGCTTAGGGATGGCGGCGAGCTGCCGTTAGAAGTTCTCTGGGACATCATCAATATCCCGATCCATGTAGTGCTGTATGACGACGCGGTCGCCGAGCCATTGCCAGTCAGATTGTGGGGCATCATTTTACCGGGCGGCCTGCATGGCTGGGGATTTCCCGGCTTCTTGACCTCGCCGGCGCCAAATCTGGATTTTACCAAGGCTATACGTATGGGCGCGACGGTCCGGATCAGCGGCGCGCCGGTGCGGGTTACTACGGGCACGGCCGGATTACCATAAAATGAGAGCAGGCGTACAACCTATTGAAATCGACCTCGACAAACCGCGCCGGCTGTTATTGACCGTCGGCGGGCTCAAGGCGGCAGAGCGCGAACTCAACAAGTCGCGAGGGCTGCAACCGCGCAAAGCGATTTTCCGGATCATGATGGAAGAGTTGCCGCAGGTCGAGCAGGGCGACGTTGGCATGGACTTCTGCGAGGCGATTTTATGGGCCTCGATGCTCCATGAAGATCCCGATCTGTCGATCGACGCGGTCGGCCAGATGCCCTTCGACCTGCGCGACGTGATGCAGTTGACCTTGAGAGTTATCACCGAAACCTATTTAAAGATCGAGCCCAAGACAGACGAGACGCCCATTGAATCAGCGGAAAAAAAAAATTTGATGAAACTCAATGGGACAGCGATCTCTGGTCCTTCGCTCGAATAGACTTAGGACTTTCCTCGCAGGAATTCTGGGCGCTCACACCGTTCGAACTCCGTTTATTATCAGAGCAGTGGATTGAAAGAGAGAACCGCCAGGCGCGTCCCGTCGCGCTCCTAACTGCCACGGTCGCCAATATGTTCGGCGGCCGCGGCCAGCCGATCGAGTTTGCCGATCTGCTGCCTTTTCCACCATCACCGAAATATCTTTCAGAGGAGGAATCGGAATTTTTCTTGGATAAATTTTTCGCGAAGGTCGAGAAAAATGCGCAGTAATACGGCAAGTGTGCTAAAGTCTGCGCTCATGACTATTATTTGCAAAAAATGCGAAGCTGCACAGGACAGTTCGGAATTTTACAAAAACGGCAGAGGCTATTGGACGCGAGAATGTAAAACGTGCAAAGCGAAGCGCCAGGTAAAATGGCGAGCAGATAATCGTGAGCACGCAAGAGAAGCGCAGCGGATTCACATGCGTAAATACTATGCGGCGAATCCTGAAAAATGCGCGGAGAGCCGGAAGAAATATTATGACGCCAATACCGGCAAGATGAGACAATATAGTCGCAAATATTATTGGATGAATCCCGAAGCAGCGCGTGAAGCTGTTAGAAAATCATATCAACGCAATCCAATACCGCGGCGAGAATATGCAAAGCACTGGAGATTAAGAAATTTAGAAAGAGATAAAGAGAATGACCGCAAATGGCGACTCAACAATCCTGATAAAGTGAAAATTTTAAAGCAACAATATTATGGTCGAAGAAAAGCGTGGAAGCTTGGAAATGGTTTTGAAAAATTTTCATTGAAAGAAATTTTAAAACGCGATGGATACAAATGTCATATTTGCGGTAAGCGCGTTGCTAAAAAAAATCTTTCCTTCGATCATCTTATCCCGCTCTCAAGAGGCGGATCACACACAAAACAAAACGTCGCTGTTGCTCATCTGATTTGTAATCTCAAACGTGGTGCAGGGCGCATAGCTGCACAGTTGAGGCTTGTATAATGGCTGCAAAAGGCCAAGTCGGAGAGCTCTTGGTGTCGATGCGCGCCGAGCTCGGCCAGCTCCGTCTCGACGTGCGTCAGATGGAAGGAATATTTAAATCGAGCTTCACCAACATCGAAGCGCAAGCACTCAGCTTCGGGAAAACCCTAGCATCCTCACTCGGCGTAGGATTTAGCATCGGCGCGGTTACGGCCTTCGCTAATTCAGTCATTCAATTAGGTTCCCGTCTCAAAGATTTGAGCGTTCAGACTGGAATTTCCGTCCAGACATTGAGCGGCATCAAAAGCGTACTCGAAGAAAACGGCACGAACTTAGAGGCATTTTCTACAGGTATTTTTCGACTGCAGAAAGAACTCGGCACGATCAAAAACGACGCCGATCCAACCGCGCAAGCATTCAAAGAACTCGGCTTAAATCTTAGGGAATTGCAAAATGCCGATACCGATAAATTCTTAGATTTAATTAGCACCGCACTTTCCAAGCAAGAAAATCCTATCAACCGCAACGCACTCGCTTTTCAAGCGATGGGTAAACAGGCGCGAGAACTCGTTCCTGCCTTATTGGAGATGGCGGGAAAACTCGATGAACTCAAACGATCAGGATTAACGCCGGCTGATGTACAAGTGCTGGACGACTTCGCAGATGGTTGGGTCCGGGCGTCCAATGCGGCGAAATTATTCGCGGCGACAGAGATAGCTGACGTTATTCGACAATTAAGCAATGATTGGGCGGCGCTTAATGCCGGGCTGGATTTTTTTAAGGATTTGGTTGGTACTGCCGCGACGAGTTCTCTAACCTCATTCGCTCAAGGTTTGCGTAATACGCAGTTGGAAGTTCTCCGCCTTTACGAAGCATTTCTAAAAATAATTCGTGTCGCTCCACTCGCTTTGGAGTTTTTGAGTTTTAATAAACTCGATTTCAATTCCCAGATGTGGACCGACATGATTAAGCAGATTCAAGATTTTCGAGCCGAGCTTGAATCGCCATCCTCGCATGAGGCAGTCGGTGAAGGTGGAACGGCGGCATTTAAACCGCCATTCGATCAAAAAGCAGCTGATGACATGAAGCGGATGATCGAGGCTATCCAAAAAGCCAACGTTGCGCTTCAAGCGCAAATAATCGAATTGAACTACGGCAAGGAATACGCCCAGAATTATATACTCGCACAGCAAGAGATGGAGGAAAATTCGAAGGGTATTTCGGATGCGTTGAAAAAGGAGCAAGACCGTCGCCGTGAATTGACCGATCAATTACGGTTAGAACTTCAAGCGATTGAAGATATTCAAGCTATTTCTAAGGCATGGATCAAAGATATAGACGCGTTGACCGATGCCGAGGAGAAATGGGCCGCGATCAAGATGGACGCGGAGAGCCTGGGCCTAGACGATCTTTCAAAGACGCTCGATCAGATCAGCCGAAAATATATCAAGCTGGTCGCCGACGCCCAAGCGGCCGCGGCCGCGGCGGGTGCTTTGCCAGACGAAATAGAATCGGTCACGCGCCGATTATTGATCGATAAGGCGCTGGAACAAGTACGCGCAAGAGTCGGCTTTACAGGTGAAGGCGTTGACGCCGAAGAAGAAGCAAAAGCGCGGGCCGATAAATTGGGCGCGGACCTCGCCGATTCTTTAACATCGGGTATGCGCAACACTCTACTCGGCATCGAGACCGGCCAGCAAAGCCTCGGCGAGGGAATGAAAAATCTGGTCCGCAACATGATGATAGAACTCGAAGGCGCGATATTCGACAAAACAATCCTCGAACCATTAAAGGCCATCGCCGCGGGTTTTATCTCTGGGCTAGTCGGTGCCTTGGACGACGCCGCAAATACTCAATTAAAAGATTGGGCGAAAGACCTCGGCAAGCAAGTCTCGTCATGGCTCGGTTCCGGTCTAAGCAGCATTTTCGGTTCGGGTCTCTCCTTCGGCAGCGCCGGTGCCGCCGGTCCCGAATTATTGGCCGGTCCCGGCTTCGCTCGCGGCGGGATGATCCCGTCTTTCGCCAGCGGAGGGCTTTTCATCGGCCACGGCGGCGAATTCGTCATGCAAAAAAAAGCCGTCGATAACATCGGCGCGGATACGCTTGGAATGATGAATAAGACGGGCAAGGTACCGGGCAGCGGCGGCAGCGTCGTCAATGTGGAAATCAACGGCGACATCACGCCACGGCAGCCGAACATGACGCCGGACCAGGTTGTGAAAGTCACGGCGGGAAATATCACCAATGATGGAATGGTGATGAGCGCGATTGAACAGAGACTACGATTGAGGGGCAAATGAGGCTAAGTACTTACCGGCGTATATTTGAATCTCGCTTTTGTCCGCATTGGTTAGCAGTAATTATTCTGCGAAGGATGACGGAATTATTACTGACTATAGAAAAATGTGAGCGAGCGGAATAATGGCGTACACAATTTGTTGCGCTCCAGAGCACGTCATGCCGCAAACCATTTCCATGCCGACGATGAAAGACCCGGTTGGCAACGGCACCATGATGTTTCGGCGCTTGCAGAAACGCCCGCTATCGAGCTGGGAGCTAGTCGTACCGGGCCGTCAGGAATTGCTCGGGCCGTTGCTGGGGCTACTGGAGCACGTCCAGGGCGACACGCCTTTCTGGTTTGACGGCGCGGGCTTCGGTGAGGTAGTCGCGCCGATATTGGTCAGCATGGGAAATTTTAGCGCAACCGACTACGATCTACCGCATCGTTTCGTGTTTGTTTCGTCGCTGGTGATCTACATCAACGGGACTTTTTATCAAGCGTGGACGCCGCTCGGCGGCGATGGGATTACCTGCGATGCGATCCGGTTTACCGGCGTCATCAATTCCAACTATCCGATCACGGCGAAGTACAGGCGACGGATTAAATGCGTGCTGCGGACGGAGGAAAAAACATCGATGGCGCGGAGCTTTCGCTCGCAGGTGACAGCCGAAAATATCCATCGGCTGAAGCTGGTTATCGAAGAAGTTGCAACTTAGGGGTGGCGATGAATGTTAATTCTCGACGATGGTTATATCCGCAAGCTCACGGCGAACTACGAAGGCGGGCGATTCATCAAGACGGTCGAGTTAGTCGAAAATCCGGTCGGGCCGGTGATCTCTTATTGGGCACACAATCCTGAGGCTATTACATGGAACGGACATACTTGGCAGCCGATTGTGATGATGTGGGATAACATGAAAACGAGTCAAGGTATGTCGATCGATGCGGCGACGATTACGGTCAGCAACTTGGCGGGACTTGCCGGAAAATACGTCAAACAGATCGACGTGACGGGAAACGTGGTCACGCTGCGGCTGCTTCATGCCGACTTGCTCAATCAACTAACCGGACATTGGGAAAGGATAGTTAAAATAAAGGCGGTCAAAGCGGATCAATCGATGGTGATTTTCACTGTTGGGCGCTGGCTTGGGCGTGGCGTATTGCCGAGGAAAGTTTATACGCAAGAAGAATTTCCAGGGCTGAACCCTGAAGTCCCGCGCATCGCATGATTGACGACGAAACAAAAAAAAGAATTTACGTCCTTTGCAACAAGCCGATGGCGCTCGGCGGCTGGCTCGGCTTGCCCTACGAAGATGAGGGGTGTCTTAAATTCTGCATGAAATTTTACGCCGAGATGGGAATTGAAACTACTAAAGAGGCTATGAAGGAAGCGCGCAATTTTGTGAAGGTAGACACGCCGCAGTTCGGTGACATCGTGGTTTTTCACGGCGTTCAATTTGTCGGCGGCGGTTTCCATATCGGCGTGATGCTCGATTATCGGAAAAGTATTCAATGCCTCCCGCAGACAAACGGAGTCGGCAAGATCGATATAAGTCATCCGACTTGGGAGTCATCGGTTAAAGGATTTTATAGACACAAGGATTTATGCTCTTAACGGTTTCAGACGGCCCGGCAGGTCACGAAGAGAGCGCTGCGATTGATGCGCATGGGGCCAACCTCGCCACATTGCTCAAGCAATACGAGCCGGCCATCGAGTCGTGCTTGATTAACGGACGGCTAGTCTCTGATTGGCAGAATCATGTCCCGCAAAACGGCGACCGCATCCGGTTAAGCGTAAAAACAGGAGTTCCCTTATTATTCTTTGTGCCTTATTTAGCATGGGCCGGCGCCTATGCAGGGCTAGTGTCGACGGTCATTGCTACGGTTATCAATACGGCGATTGCATTGTCGATATCGATGGCCGTGCGCGCACTTACGCCCAACCCCAAAGCGCCGAAACTTGACGGCGGCGGCCAGGCCTTTGGTGTCACCGGCTTTACAAATACGACAGGACAAGGAGTGCCGATCCCGGTCTGGTACGGCGAGCAAAGGGTCTGGGGCCACGTCATCGCGTCGGGCGCGAACTTGTCCGCCGATTATAGTGTCATGGAGGCGCACATACTTTATTGCATGGGCGATAGCGGAGGCGATGAATACGAGGCGATCTATGACGTTAAGATAGACCGGATTCCGGTCAATCAATATCAGGGCGTCACGGTTCATACCCGGCTCGGCAGTCTCGATCAAACGGTTATTCCCGAATTTGAACGGACTTCTAATCTATTCGCCGATGGCAGAACGCTGCCCTACGATGACACGACCGAGACGGGCACGCCGATTGTTTACACTACGCTTGGAAATGACGTCAATACGATCAAGTTGATTTTGCAATTTCCCGGCGGTCTTTTTCGCATCCCCGATTCTGGAAAATTTCGGGCCGATTTTGTAACGCTGCTCGTTGAATTAAAAAAAGCTTCCGATCCTCCCGAAGCCTTTATTCCATATCCCTCATATGAGTCGTCCACTTGGCACATCGAGGACGCCCGCCGGACACCGTTCTTCTCTGACATTTGGATAGACACCTCGATATTTTCTCTAGCGGCAGCGCAGCAATATTGGCTCGACCGTCCTGACGTTGCCGCCGATCCCTATCACGGCGCTCATCCCTACGGCGCATTTCAGCACTGGCAGCAGGCCGGACGAAATGAAGGCTCTATCTGGCATAGCGAACTCGGCACTCCTGGTCAGTGGACTGTGCGCCTCACGGTAGCCAGTGCTCACACCGGGTTGCCCAGCGATAGTCACTCCACGACGGTCGCGTTATTTAACGTCGAAGAGTTAATTTTTACGACAACGAATTATCCCGGCTATGTGCTGCTCGGCATTACCGGCCTTCAGGGCAATCAAGTCAGAAATCTTCAGGCCGTCGAGGTGAGCGCGTGGGTCAAGGGGAAAAAATGTAAGAACCCCATGCTGGGCGGCGGCCTGGGCTATACGCGCGCGCGGACGTTAATTGTGCGCGACATGATGACGCATCCGACTTGCGGCATGGGATACGAGTTCGCCGAGGCGGAGATCGACGATCCTCAATGGCATTATGAGGCGCTCGATTACTATGACCAAGCCGTCCCGGCGCAGGGTGGCGGGACCGAACAACGCGACGTTTGCGACGTCGGTATAACCGAGCGGCGTTGGGATTGGGACTGGATCAAGCGCGTGGCCAGCGAGGGACGCGCCTGCGTGATCCCATCGGGGCTTAAGTGGAAATATGTCGTCGATAAGCCGGGCACGCCGAATCTGTTGCTCGCCGAGCCGGGCAATATCCTCGAAGGGTCGATCTCGATGGAGATTTCACCGCCTGAAGATCCGTTCAATCAGATCGTCGGGCAGTTTAGAGATTTGACATCCGACTACACCAGCGAGCTTTCCCAACCGGTAGATTCAATCATGCCGAGGACTTCGATCAATCAAAAGATCGTCGCGTACGAGACCCTTACCCGCGAAAGTGAAGTAATCCGCGAAAACATGATCCAAATGAAACGCCAGGATTTAGAAAGGCGCAGGTTCAGTTTCGTTTCGCCATCCAGCCAGTTGATAGGCGAGCCGTTCGATTTGGATTGGCTCAGTGAGCGCACCATCGGCGACATCGGCGCATATACCGGAGTGCTGCCGGCGGGATGTACGCTCGGGACGCTCAATCTGCCCTATGCCATCGATCTCGACGTAGGGAAAAATTATCTCGCCATTATTCAACACAAGGGAATGAGCCTATGCGAAACGCGCTTGCTCGCCACCGGCGCGGGGCGTTGGAGTCAGGTCGGAGTGGCTACGGTATTCGACAATCTACCGGAAGAGGGGGCGATCTTTGCCATCGGCGAGCAGTCTATCGATCATATCGTCACGCGCGCGAGGGATTTTCAAATCGATGACCAGGGGCATATCACGCAAATACGTACGGAATATATAGAAGCGGTTTATGATCCCGATCCGTTGCCGCCGGGCATAGACCGCAAGCGATTTCCCTTGAGTCTCGTGCCGCCAATTCCGATCCGCGACGCCACCGTCCAAAATCAATTGGTTCAAAGAAAGGACGGCTCATGGGGGTCGGTGATCCTTTTCGACGTTACGCGCGGCCTGGCCGTTCACGGTGGCCGCATGTCGGACAATGCGCATACTCAACCGCCTATCCCCGGTGTGACCGGCGGTCCCACGACCGTCATTATTTTAGCTATCGATGAACCACGCCAGCCCGAACAAACCAATTATTACATGGGCGCTTTCTTAATGATCGCCGATGGGCCGTTTCACGACATCGAAAGGCAGATTGTATTTTACGACGCGCTTACGCGCTCGGCGGCGTGCGTGGAGTTTCCCGGCCTGCCGACCGCTGGCACGATGTACCGGATTCGCTGGACTCAGTTTTCAGAGACGTATGGATTCAAGATTGAGCAGTCTACGGATCGACAGCATTGGCTAGAAGTGGCGCGGCCCGTCGGCACGCATTACGAGCGCGACGGCGGTGATCAGGGCGGGACTTATTATCATAGATTCACCCCGTACAATCAAAGCGGAGTTTTCAATAACATCTCCCCGCTAGTCAGAGACCCCGTTACATTGAGCGGCGACACCGTACCGCCCAACCCTCCGGCTTTTGTGGAGAGCTGGGGGGTTTTAAAGAGCGTCACGATTCAGGCGACGTTTGCTCTGCCGACTTCATTGGACCTTGCGGCAATAGAGGCGGAGGTTTGGAAATTCGATTTCCTACTCGATGCGTCAGGCAACCCCTATAGGGGGAATTTAGTGGGCTACGCCAACGCCAGAGCAGGAACGAGCGCCGGTCTGGTAGGGCAGACGAGCAACGTGCGCATGGTTTTCGATATGTCGAACAACCCGCCGCCATACGGGGTCAATCTTTATACGCGAGTGCGCTCGATTGATTTCAGCGGCAACATCAGCGGCTGGGTGCAGTCCAACGATTTTCAACTGCAAAAGATTACGGATGCGGACATTGTCTAATGGAAAATGGAGAATGGATAATTGAGAATTATCTGATCCGAATAATTATCAATTTTCAATTTTCCATTATCAATTATTGAGATGCTGCAATTTTGGACCATAGCCAATATTTTGAAGCTCCCTTACACGCTGCGCAACAAGATAACTTTTTATGCGCCGTTGACAGATAATCTCGACTTCCTTGGAATTGACCCGGTGACATTTACCCGACCATCAACCAGTACCGCGCAGCGCCGGGACGGTTACATTCATGACATAGGCGTCAACGTGCCACGCTTTCAATACTCGCCGATTACCTTTGAAGTCCCTCTCGGGCTATCGATGGGGGCGACCGATGAACTAACCTTCGGGGTCGAAAATGTGCTCAACAACGCCAACACACTGATCTGGTTCGAGGACCGTTCGCCTATGTCGACGCCGACGCAAAGTAATCCGTTTAATTCGGGCGGCAGTTGGGTCGGCCATCGGAGCGGCATCCACATCAGCCATATTTGCAAGGCCAACGTGGTGCTGGCCAATTCGGAGATCAATACGATTCAGGCCGCGCTGCTCGATGTGCCGCCGCAGGCGATACCGGACTTGCCATCATCGGTGGCGAATATCGGGACGTTTGTCACCGAGACACCGAGCGGCGGGACAGGGACGGTATTCACGCTGACCCAAAACCCCAATCTTAACTCTCTGATCGTTT